GACTTAGGAAATTATTGTAATCTTGCTTGTCCTACTTGTTTTAGGAATACTATTGCGGCAGAGCACCCATATTTGAATAGTCATTATGTGACACCAGAAGAGTGTAGGCAATGGTTTCCTGAAGAGTTTCTACGTAAGCATGTAAGGGAATTTATTTTTAATGGTGCTTCATCGGAACCAACTTTAAATCCTCAATTCATGGAGATTGTTGATTGGTTCCACGATAAGGTACCAATTCTCAGAGTATCTACTAATACATCCACTAGAAATGCTGACTGGTGGTATGAATTGGGGAAAACAAAAATTCATCCTCATTTTGCCATTGATACTTTAACACCTGGAAATGAACTGTATCGTATTAATGCCAATTCAAAGAGAATCCGTGAGAACATAGAAGCATTTGCTGCTGCTGGTGGAAAAGGAACTATCAAATTGATTCTCTTCAAACACAATCAGGACGAAGTACCTTTCTTTAAAGAGTATGCTAAGAAACTAGGGCAGAACTTGTCAATCCGTGCTACTTATGATATGGTGGGGAGAAGTTCTTATATGGTTGAGTCAAAGGGTAAGACTTACAAACTTGAAAAAAATACCCTTGAGGATCTTCAAAGGAATAAACCATATAGAGAGTTACATAACTCCTCAAATCCAAAGGACTTTTGTCAACTGACTCTAGACAAAACTTTCATCGCTCATTGTAACGGTATAATCTATCCATGCTGTCACATTGAGGGTTGGTTTTTCAGTTTTTATGCAAACTTTTTTGCTGATGGTGTAACTACAACCCCTAAACCAAGAGAAACAAATCCTGTAATTTATGATGATTTTATTTCTAAGGTAGAATCTGGTGGTGGTATTACTAAATTATCACTTAGACACCATTCATTTGAAGAAATTATAAATTCTAAATTCTTCAAGACCTTAGCATTTAATTGGAAATTAAATAATAATCAAACTTGTATGAACTGTAAAAATTGGAACGGTTCTAATTTAACGGTGGTTAATGAATAATTGACAACCACCTAAAAATTTGTTATACTAAAGCGACCACTAGGAGTATTCTTCACTGTCAAATGGCTAAGAGCCCATTCTTTTCTAAGTTCAAAACTGAACTCAACACGTTGACTGCTGCCGTTGAAGGTAAAATTTATCTCGACGAAGATCATCCCAATTTGTATGAAAAGGTATTCAAGTATTACAAGTCTCGTAACGTATATTTTTACGGTGATGCGGACAAGGATTATAACCTAGTGTTAGACAACCTAGAGTATGATCTAATGGATAGTGGAGTTCTAGCATAGTCATGCTTAAAAGATTATCATGCGTTCGTCGTGACAGACCATGGGGTTGGTATGAGACCATAGAGTCTCATGACAAAACGTATAAGTTAAAGAAGATTTTCGTCGCTCCCAACCAAAGATTCTCCTTACAATATCACAGTCTCCGTATGGAGCATTGGATTGTAGTTGAAGGTTCTGGCACGGTTCAATTGAACCAATACACTGAGAAAGTTTTCCCTGGCAAATACTTCCATGTTCCTCAAGAATCTCGTCATCGCATGACTGCTGGTGACGATGGTATTCTCTTCTATGAGGTACAGTATGGATCTAATTGTAGTGAAGATGATATCGTGCGTCTTGAGGACGACTATGGTAGAATAGATATGAACGAGTATTATACAGACTGATGTTACTAGTTACTGGCGGAGCAGGATTTATCGGGAGTAACTTTCTTCATTACCTGAGGAAGGTCACTGATGAAAAAGTTCTCGTTGTGGACAACCTAACTTACGCTGCGGATCTTCGGTTTGTGCCTGAGGATCCGCAGTTTGAGTTTTTATGGTGTGACATCACGAACGAGAAGCATGTAAATCATGTATTCAAAAAATATAAACCGAAGAAAATCTTTCACTTTGCTGCTGAAAGTCATGTAGATAACTCTATTAAAAACTACAGACCATTTCTAGAAGCAAATGTAGTCGGCACAATCAATCTTCTCAATGCCAGTCTACTGGTTGATGTTGATAAGTTCCATCACATCTCAACTGATGAGGTCTATGGATCGCTTGAGTTAGACAGTGAGGATATTTTTACAGAACAGACACCTTATGATCCTAAGAATCCTTACAGTGCTAGTAAGGCAGCATCAGATCATTTTGTAGGGACCTGGCACAATACTTATGGACTACCATATCTTATTACTAACTGTAGTAACAACTATGGATACCACCAACACGTAGAGAAACTTATTCCAAAAGTTATCTTTAGAGCACTGAAGAATGAGGTTACCTACATGTATGGTGGTGGTCACCAGATTAGAGATTGGTTGTGGGTAGATGATCACTGTCGTGCTATCTGGATGCTGGAAGAACAAGGTATCCTCAATGATAGATTTAACATCGGTGGTGACTGTGAACTACCTAATCGTACAGTCGCAGAAGAGATTCTAACCTACATGGGTAAGTCATTCGAACTCATAGGTGTATCTGATGAGCGTCCTGGTCAGGACTTGCGATACGGTATGAGTTTTGATAAACTTAAGAGACGCACTGGGTGGGAACCTTTGATGAGCTTTGATGATGGATTACGTAAAACTATTGATTGGTATCTAGCAAGATGATTTCACTTTATGGAGCAGGGTTTATTGGTGGCAAGTTTGCCAAGTTGTACGAACCCTATGTTGAGATTCAGAGACGTAATGAACGTACTCCCAGATCAAAAGAGATTCTTTATTTCATCTCTACAACTCACAACTATCACGTTAAGGATGACATCACTCGTGATGTAGACACTAACCTAAAAATTCTCTGTGAGGTTCTAGATTATTGTAGATCCGAGGACATTGTGTTTAACTTTGTGTCCTCCTGGTTTGTATATGGTCAGGGTGGATACATGCCTGCTAAGGAAGACAGTTCTTGTAACCCTACTGGGTTTTACTCTATCACTAAGAAGTGTGCTGAGGATCTAATCAAGTCTTTTGCTGATCTGACAGGCATGAAGTATCGTATTCTCCGTCTGTGTAATGTGATGGGACACGATTACAATGCCACCCGACAGAAGAACGCACTGTGCTGGATGATCAATGAATTGAAGGCAGGTCGTAGCATTCAACTATACGACAATGGATCACACAGTCGTGATATAATGCATGTTGACGACGTGTGTCGTGCCATCTGGACTGTTATGGAGAAGGGTGATTTGAATGAGATCTATAACATTGGGTCCGGTAAACCGACCACTGTTGCTGAAATCATTAGTCTTGCCAATCACTACATAAAATCACGAGGAAAGATCACGAGCATGGATCCTCCTCAGTTCCACAAAGATGTTCAGTGTCGTGACTTCTGGTTAGACACAACCAAACTCAAGTCCCTTGGATTTGAACAGCATATTAGTAACGAGTTTATTGTCAAAGACTTATGTCTGTAAGTGAAAAGGTATCTGGGTTTATTGATAACCTACGAGCAGAAGGAGAGGATCTGTTTCCATACCTTGCCAACAAAGACTGGGAACCTGGTAAACCCATCTATTACTCAGGTCCATATTGGGATGACAAAGAGGTCACAGCAGCGATTACAACTCTTCTGAAGGGCAAGTGGTTACCTGCTGGTGAGGAAGTTAATAAGTTTGAACGTGCGTTCTCAAAACGATTTGAGTTCGGTCACAGTGTCATGGTAAACAGTGGATCATCTGCCAACCTGGTGATGATTGCTGCTTTGAAGAAGTATTTCCAGTGGCAAGATGGAGATGAGATTATTGTCTGTGCTTGTGGATTCCCTACCACAATCAATCCCATCATTCAGAACGGTCTCAAACCTGTATTCGTAGATGTAAACTATGATGATCTGAATTGGAATCTAGATCAGATCAAGTCCAAGATTACGACCAAGACTAGAGCGTGTTTTTCTTCTCCTGTCCTTGGTAATCCCTATGACTTTGATGAGTTTATCAAGATTATCCGCGCTTACAACATCCACTACGTCGCGGATAACTGTGATTCCTTGGGAAGCAAATGGCGAGGTGAGTTTCTTACCAAACACGCCATCGCAGCGTCGTGTTCTTTCTACCCAGCGCACCATATCAGCACGATTGAAGGTGGAATGGTCTCCTCTAACGTGGAGGAGATTGTCCAGATCGCTAGATCTTACGCCTGGTGGGGTCGTGGTTGCTTCTGTGTAGGATCCCAGAATAAATTGACCAACGGTGTTTGTGGTAACAGATTTGACCGCTGGTTGGAAGGGTACGACAAGGATGTCGATCATAAGTATGTCTTTGGCGTCCAGGGATACAACCTCAAACCTGCTGATCTGCAGGGGTCTATCGGTCTCGTACAGTTGGAGAAGCAGGACGAGATACATACTATCCGTCGTAGCAACAAAGCTCGTCTTCATGAGATCTTCTCTAAGATCCCTGGTGCGAGGGTTATTGAGGAAAAAGAACACGCAGAAACCTCATGGTTTGGTGTTCCCATCGTCTACGAGCATGGTAAACACCACCTTGTAAAATATTTAGAAGAACATAAGGTCCAGACTAGAAATTATTTTGCGGGCAATATTCTAATGCACCCCGCATACAGAGGACTAGAAGACTACAAGAATTATCCTAACGCATCAAGAGTTTTAGATGATGTGTTTTTCTTAGGTTCTAGTCCTGTTGTAACCGAACCCATGCTAGACTACAT